ATGGAATGGGAATTTGTCTAAAAAATAAATGGATTTACATAAACGGTGACTTGATTATGCGTGCAACTTCTGAAAGTCTAAATCAAAATAAAGAAGAGCCTAAAAAGGAAGAGTCTAAACCTGTTGAAGAAGCTAAGAAACCAAAAATTGTAAGAAAAAAGAAGACTGATACTGAAGAGGCTAAGACAGAAGAAACAAAACCTGTAGAAAAGAAACAAAGAGCACCTCGTAAAAAGAAGAGCGATACAGCTTAGTTAATAATCAATACTTTATCTGATTTGAATGTAGGATATGCAAAATTATAAAAGAAATAAGCTGTTGGACTTATAATTAAAGGCTTAGTTTTTAGCATAATGTTATCAAGTAATATATCATTATGTGATATATTTTCAATAGCTGAAAATCCAAAAAAATTTTCTGCTGCAATTTTCCAAAAACTTATTTTAAATCCTTGTATAAATATGTCGTGCTCACAATCACATATTGATGCAAAACAACTTAATACTTCTAATCCTTTTTCGATTTGCACACAAGATTTTCTAAAAAAATAACAGCATAATATTTCTTCATCGCATAAAATAGCATAAATAAATATATTTTTTGTTTTAATGAGCTCTATAATATTGGTAGCTTCCACATTAATAACAATATCAAATTTATTACTATTTATTCGAATAAAATCATAAACAAATCTAAAATTTTGTTGATTAATTTCCAAAAGCTTATATTCTGCCGATAAATCTGGTGGTTTTGTCCATTTATCAACAGGAAATCCATATGTCGAATAAACACATAAAGGAACTATTCCAGTTAATTCATCTTCTCTCTTAAAGAGAGAAACAACAATGTTTTTATTTAGATGTCTTTGATTGTAATGATGCGTTTGAATTAATTGTGGAGCTATTCCCTTTTTACGATATAACTTATCTACACATAAGTAATCAACATAATAAGCATCAAACTTGGCATCTTTGTCGCCATTATTTATGATGATATGCAGTGGTCTTGATGTCATGGCGCCTATTATTTTGCGATCTGTTATCATAGTGCCTTTTTTTAAGTCGAGCATATGGTCATCCTTATAGAAGAAAGAAATAAGCGATTTATCGTTATGACCGATAAAATATGGCAAAATGTTTTCTGATTGTGGAGAGAAAATATTGTCTTTATTTTGCAAGTAATTTGCTTTTATTAAGTTAACAAATCTTTGCCTCTGAATTGATGTCAACTCTGATATAACAATTGTATCAATCTCTTTAAAATTGGTATATTTGTTTTTAGTTGGGAGAGAACTATCAATAATACCGGGTGGTTTCATCATATATCCGAAATCATAAACATGAAATACTGGCTGTAGAACCCAAAATCCATATTTTACGCGAACATAGACATAAATTAGAAATATAATAAGTAATCCAAAACATAATATATATGATAAATATTCAAACATCTTAAATTTATCATATAATTTTAATTTTTTTTGATAACGAGTATGAAAGGTCTTATAATGGCTTAAAATAATTAGTAATTTTATTTTTTTGAAAACTTTTGTTTAAAAATCTCTCTTGTGAATCTTTGTAAATTTGTTTAGCCATTTCTTTACCGTAAAAATTTCCAACTTCTACTTTCTTATTTTCTAAATCCTTATAGTGTTGGAAAAAATATTGTATTTTGTCTAATGTATGAATATTATTTTTTCCACTACCTAAATACAAAGATTCAATACTACAAAATTTACTATGTTTCCACGTTGGATCAATTTTGTCAACAGGACACGCTAATATTTTAGGATCATTACCTGCATCATCTTTTGTATCTAAATAACCTAATATTTCACATTTTATTATACATCCAGGTATTAGTTCGTCTTCCATTAACACTACTACATCTAATGGGTCACCATCCTCACTCAATGTATTTGGAACAAAACCATAATTAAATGGATATTTCATTGGCGTATGTAAAATTCTATCACATATTATCATATTTCTCTCCTTATCATATTCATATTTTATATGACTTCCTTTTGATATTTCAATTATAACATCAACTTCCGACATAAATAATATAAATTTAATTATTTATATCATTTTATTATAACTTATGATGGTTTAATAAATACATACAAATATTGATATTCATATGCACATTTAACCATGTCAATTTTAGCATGGACTAAAAATCCTGCATCTTGTGCCATATTTACAATCGTTGGAAGGTCTTCCATATACAATTTTTGTTCTTGTTTTCTAACATGACCATCATTGAATTTGAATTTTTCATCGAATGTTGCAATATCATTATCATCTAATTTAAAATTAGAATCATACACAAAATCATTAAATGTAATCTTAGTTTTAGTTATTCTCTCTTTTGCGTATTTCTGAGGAGAGACAATGTATAATGGATTTCCTGGTGGTAATATAGGGTCAAACTTATATTTATCAACTAAATGCACAATTAAAAATCCCCCAGGCATTAACCAATTCATACAATTATTAAAGAAACGCATCTTATCTTTCATATAATAAATTGTAAAATATAAACATAAAATATGAGTTAAAGAATCGTCTTTGAATAAATGTCCATCTAATCCATCTCCTACTCTAAATTGGTCCTTAACAAATGGATGTTCCGCCTTTGCTTTATTTATCATTGAAGGAGATATATCTACACCTATTACATCTAAATTTCTATTGCTTAATTCTTTTACATGATGTCCAGTTCCACATCCTATATCAGCTATAATACTTTTTTCATTTGGCATTGAATTATTTATTATCGCACCTACTTCATAGTCATTTTTAATTTGATTAAATACCAAATAATCATAAATATCAGCATAAAAATCATCATAAATGGCATTGCCTTGTTTAAATAAAAATTTATTAGAATCAATTAAGCCTTCTCTAACAGGCATTAAACTTCTAAAAAATACAATTATTACTAATAATAGAGCTACAAATAATAATACTTTCCCAAAATTAGACATTTTATTATAGCAATTTGTTATCGATTTTACAATTTTCATCTATATGTATTGTTGTTATTTTTTTTGTATAAAAATTAATTATATGGAAGAGTCAGAAATAAATGATTTAAGGGGAGAAAGTGAATTCAGAGGATTTTCTTTTTCAAAATTTAAAAAAGCCGATGTTAAAAAAGAATTGCTAAATAGTTTAATACATTCTAAAATAGAACCTGCGTGTTATTGGAGTGCAGAGTTAATTTGTGCCGGACATTATGCTGATTTATGGGAAATAATTCTATTATTTTTTAGCAAATATATTCATTTAGGAAATTTAAATATTGGAATATATCTTGAAATGAGAGTTAGTGATTTTAAAGGAATTATGAATAATGGATACTCGGATAACGTATTACGATTGAGAAATAATGAAAAAATTAGAAAACTATTTTGTGAAATTATGTGTGTTTTATGTGATGCCAAAAGACGACATAGTTTTGATAATGTTAAAATAAAACCAGAAGACCTAAATATGCTGTCGGTTAAAGATAAGTTCAAGGCTCCTTCAACCGAATATGGTGAAGAAGTATTTACTGTAGAAGACCCAAAAGAGTTGTTTCCATTTGTTAATGAATTAGCTTACAGTGTAACAGTATCAGGAAATAACCAAATGAATGCGTGTTATTGGATTGAGTGGATTATTGAATATGAAAATAGATGTAAAGCTTTAAAGGAAAAAATTTTTTGCGAGAGACGCGTCTTTGCAAAAGTTGATTCAAAATGCCAAAAAGATATTGTTTGGATTATTTGGGATGTGTTCTTAAAAGAAGCTGAAAAACGTTCCAAAATTACATCAAAATTAATGAATTCTCTACTAAGTTTATTTTGTTTAAAATATACTACAGGATGTCATAAAAAACGTAAAAATTTAATGTATCTTGCTATTTCTGTATTATGTGAAACTTTTACACCTGAAAAAGAAATTATTAGACATTCTCAGCTTGATTTAGTTAATAGAATTAAACAAAATATTAATTTTGTGTATGGTCAAATTAAAAAGAATGAAGAATCAACTGGAACTGAATATTTATTTTTGGGAATGAAATCAACAAATTTAGAAAGCACTATTAAAAAATTAGATGCAATGAACAGTTTTGGAGAGACATTTGTTCCAAGATTATAATATTAATCAAATATATATATGCCTACAAAAAGACATAGAGGAAGAAGAAGTGGAACTCGTAGAAGACATTCTGGAAGTTCTTCTTTAGCTGGTTTTCAAAAAGAAATTGCGGTTATATTTTTAGAAATGCTTTTAATGGTTAAATTATTCCATTGGAAAACAACAAGTTATGCAACACACAAGGCAACAGATGAGTTATATACTAAGTTAAATGCAAACATTGATAGCTTTATTGAAATTCTTCTCGGAAAATCCGGTTCAAGAATAGATTTAATGAGCAATAAAAACATTAGACTAGTCGATTTAAGTTCCCAAGAAAGTTTAAAGAGAGAAATAGAATCATTTAAAGGTTACTTAGTTGGTTTAGATGATAACAAAGCTATGCGAAGTATGAGTAATACAGACCTTTATAATATACGCGATACTATTTTAGGTGATATGAATCAATTCTTATATTTATTAACCTTTAAATAAATAATGCGAATTTATAATAAAAATTAATATATCCTTTTTTATTATAATGGATAATACAAATAATTTATCACAGTCAATATTACAATCAAGTGAATCAACAATGCCTTCACTAAGTTCAAGTTCTTCTTCTTCTTACGCTTCTTCTTCAAGTGATAATGGTTTTTTTGATAGTTTAAAAAACATAAATGCAACGACTTGGTTATTAATTATTTTAATTTTAGCTTTTTTAGGATTTAATATTTTTGCTTATTTAGCAAAGGGAACACAAACAGTTGCTGATATTTTTGCACCATTAACAGAAAAGATATTTGGTACAACTGTAGCTGTTACAGGTCAGGCTGTAGATGTTACTGCTGAAGGTGCTAAGGCTGTCGTTGGTGGAACTGCTGGAGCTATTCAGGGTGGTTTAACTGCAGTGCAAGATATAACTCCAAATGGTGCTACTGCTCCCTCATCTGTTAAAGGCCAACCTATTAACCAGCAACAAGTAGATATTACACAACAATCAACTCTTAATAGAGCATTAAATACAGCACAAAGCCAGCAACCTCAACAGCAAGATTACCAAGCTAATGAAGCATCGAGCTCAGTTCATAGTGCCGGAAAAGCTGGATGGTGTTATATTGGTGACGATAGAGGCTTTAGAAGTTGCGCACAAGTTGGCGTAAATGATACTTGTATGTCTGGCGATATATTCCCAAGTCAAGAAATTTGTATGAATCCTAACTTAAGAACTTAGGTATTTGTTAAGCAGTTTGTAACTTGATTTGGAGGCACTGCACTAACAAATAGTTTATAATTTGTTGGCCATTTATCAGTGCTATTATTCATAACATATCTGGGTCTTGGTAACCAAGGTTGCACTTTTTTATTCCAACATAAATATCCAGGACCAGGAACATTCGAAGCTGCTGCAGGATTACATACAACAGAATTTGTATCTGATCTAACATATATCTCTCCAGAACAAGGATTTGCATATGTTCCGCAAACTAAAACTCCTCCATCTTGTATTGTATTTGATGAACAGTCATTTGGATTAGCAACATTATACTGAAATGGGCCAGAAATATTATTAGGTGCGCCTGGAATTTGATTTGGATAAGGATATGTTTGAAATCCTGTGCGTAGTAGTCCTGTTGTATTTGGATTTGTGTAAGTCTCAGATTGAGTTGCATATACTTTTGTTCTATTAGGTCCAGCACATCTAGCAAGTTGTGAATATCTTTGAGACTTAGTAAACCTTGCACTATTACCTGCATATTGTAATATATTTCCTTTATATATTTGTTTGTCTTCATAATTAGCTTGTGCCTGAGAAACTGTTTGACCCGTTAAAGGTATATAAACAGTATATTGGTCTGGTAAACCTGGTGTAATATATGTACATGGATTTTGAACTCTAGACCAGGCTCTTGGAGGTATTGGATTATAACTATAATTTGACATCTATATATAGATTAGGTATAAAAATAAAAAAATTTTAACTTTATAAATATTTATAATTCAATATTTGATAATTTTTCAACATCATTTAATACATTTCTGATATGTACACTTTCCCAATACAACGAATCACTTTGTTGCATATCTCCCAAAATCCAACTATAACTTCTTGATGAATCAATATAAGACATCATTAGTTGTGCTCTATTATGATGAAACTTTGATGTAATGATATAAACATCATCATAACTATGCTGTGTCACATTTAAGTAATTTGATGATCTGTAAAAATTTTCTGCTGTATTTTTTGATTTTTCATCTAAAATATAACGATAATTAATATTTTCATCCAAATTTCTCACTGCAATTAAACTTTCTAACTCTGCTCTCATTATTGCAGCCTCAGATAATTCACCTTCAAATTTAATTCCTCCAGATAAATACCACGTAATTTTATTGAAATTGTCTTTGTTATTTTCAATAAAATTTATAGCAGTCATTACTCTATCCATAAGCAATGATGTAATATTGCACCCTAATAAAATTAAAAGTATGCTCTTCATTTTGATTTTATTGTTATTTGATTTAATTTATTGGTTTAAAATACTTTCAATTTTTTATTTATCTTTAAAAAAGGTAAACCCAAATAATGTTAAACGTTTGCTCCGCTTTTAAAAGTGGAATTAATAATTTAATGCAGGACCAGTTGGATTATAGCTATCTCCGGCTCCATAGAAAAACCATCTTAATGATAAGTAATTGTACATCTTATCAGCCATTCCATTTGAACCAATCATTTTAGTATTTGGACCTCTATTAACCAAGTTTTGAATGGCAGCTGTTCCTAGAGCATAATTATAATACCATAAATTAGAAATATATCCGTCAAATCCACCGTTCATAGCAACGTATACATCACCATAGTTTTGTTTTGGAACACCAACTAAATTAAGACTTCTTGCAATTGTTCCATTTATGTAAATATCAAGAGTTGAATTTTCACATCTTATAATAACATTAACCCATTTATTAATTGGTATATCAGGAATAACAATTTCTTCATTAATAACATTAAATGTATTCATTACTACAACCAATGCATTAGTATTAGGAGCAATGTAGAGACCTGGTGCATTATTTGGTTGAATCATACCATTTTCTTGCAAGTTACTATTACCTTTGCTAAATACATGTTTATATATTCCAGCATTTGTTTGAAGATTATTAATAAATATCCATGTAGACCATGTAAATTCGAGACCATCAGTAGCATTAACAGAACGGTAAATAGTAACAGCACCATTACTACTTGGATCTTGTGGAAAAATAATCATTTGAGTAGCATCGACCATACCATCTATAAGATGTGGGGATTCATTTGGTTTTAAAAAATAAGACAACACAGATATGCCAACTCTTAATAAAATAACAAAACCAAATATTACCAATAATAAGAAAGCAAATTTTGCTACTAAACTATTTGATTCTAAAAATTCTCTACTTCCAAAAGTTCCTTTACTTGTTGAAAATGAATTAAATACTCCGTTATCACTCATTATATATATTAAATAAATAAGAAAATTTATAAAGTTAATAATTAATCAACTGTATGAATTTAAATGGTTACACTGCTTTGGGTTGTTCCATTTTCAACTAAAGATATCTGAATTTGATAAGCATTAAACATGCTAGCCCAGTTGGTATATCCTTGAGTGTAAATATTCCATACTTCTTGTGGATTTAATGAATTAGGATAGTACTGGAGTTTAGATGTCCAACCGTCAAATCCACCAGCAGGTGTTACATAAATATTGGCATTATTATTTACACTTGCTACACCAGGTAATAAACAAGTTCTAACTAATTTACCATCAATATATAAGTCCATTGATCTTCCGTAAACGCTAACAATTAAATTTTAAAATACTATTTAAATAGTTACTGTTGATTGAGCTTGTCCATTTTCTACTAATGACACTTGCAATTGATATGAGCTAAACATGCTAGACCAATTTGAGTATCCTTGTGTATAAATATT